GACATCTCTGTGGAGACCTGGTTGTCAGAAAACACAACCTATAGCGCTAATCGGAAAGAACAGTTACGAAAAGTTCAAAGTGAAATCTCCGAGGAATGCAACCCCTTCGTTTTTCGCAAGAAATCGAAGATGTACCGGGTAAATAACTTTATCAAAGATGAGGCGTATTCTGAATACAAGCACCCTCGTATGATAAACAGCCGGTCCGACTCGTTCAAATTAGCAGTTGGGCCAATATTCTCACAAATCTCGAAATGTGTCTTTGGAATGAAGTACAAGGGCTTGGACTTCGGTCCTCTCATTAAGTATGTGCCTGTCGCGGACCGTCCTGTGGTTCTCCGCGATTTACTTAGTGATTGGATGGATTCATACCAAGTTACTGACTACTCCTCTTTCGAAGCTCACTTTACCGAAGAACTCATGGAAACTTGTGAATTCCAGCTTTACAAGCATTGCACACAAAAATTGAAGTACGGACCTGAATTTATGTCCCTCCTTCGTGAATCGATGGCTAAGACCAACGTTTTGCGTAATAGGTGGTTCAGAATACTCTTGGACGCTACACGTATGTCTGGAGAGATGAACACTTCTCTCGGCAACGGATTCTCCAATTTGATGTTCACGTTGTTTGCATCCAATCAAGCACACATTGCCAACGGTTATACCGGAAGTATGGATGCTTGGATCGACAACTTCGCTGAATATGTGCGCGGTGTGTTCGAAGGTGATGACGGCCTAGCCGTCTTTCACCCCGATGCAAAGCCGGTAACGTCAACTTTCACCAACATGGGGCTCATAATCAAGTTGCAAGACTTTGAGGAAATAGGCCTCGCTTCCTTCTGCGGCAACCTTTTCGACCCTGTCGATTTGGTTCAGATCACTAACCCGTTGGAAGTTCTTTGTAACTTAGGTTGGAGTAACAAAAAGTACGTCTCGTCGCAAAAGAAGACTAGAGACGCAATCTTGAGATGCAAGGCTAATAGTTATTTGCACCAGTATCCGGGATGCCCGATTATACAGTCCCTGGCCACCTATATCTTGAGGGTTACATGCCAAGATATTGATAGGGAGGTAAGGTTCATGCAGAATTCGGGCACCTGGAAAGAATCCAAGTATCGACAGGCTTACGCTGCTTTGGATAAGAACGCCCCAAAAGCCATACCAAGGCGCACGCGTCTTTTGACCGAACGACTCTTCGGTGTCTCAGTTTCACAGCAAATTGCAATGGAGGAGTACCTCGACACATGTCAGGTGCTCAAACCAATTCCTATGCACTATGTTGAATCTGCTATACCGGAGGTGTGGAAACACAACTATCAGAAGCACGTCATAGAACTATATGATGACCATCCGATAGTGTCGTTGGACGAAAGGTGTAAGGCTTCTGCCTATGTTGATTACATGGGCACATTCATACCTAGTGTGAATGTCTTGAAACAATTAATTTAGATTGCGCTCAGTCTGTGGTGGACTGTCGATATGCGGGAACTAGTCACGTGGGGCTCATTGAGTAACTCTGGGTCTGTGCTAGCGCGGAAGTTTTGGTAGCTTTCGTGAGGTCCAATCTATCTTACAACCATTTGTTTTGGGGGGAGCGTCCGGTGGGACTATAAAC